TTATTGATATTAGATGATACTAGTACAGGTTCTGATGCCGCTATCACTACCAGAAGGGTATATATGCAGAAATCAGATGGTACTTATTTAGTTGAAAGTGGTACAACTACTGATTATGAAGTGTGGTCATTAGCTACAGGAAACACAATTAGTTTTAACGTATTAGATAAAGATTATGCATTGAACATCACTGTTGAGTGGAGAGATGACTCAAATGTGCTATATAGCAAAACTGTTACGTATTGTTTTTCTACGTACGCAAAAATTTATAATACTAAATTATCTAAAGCTCAAATATCTACTCCTGAAAGATTGGATGGAGATAATTGGCTTTCTACAAAGTTTGCTTTAAATACTTATATCCGTGCAGCAGATGATGCAATTTCATTAGGCGCAGGTATTGCTATTGCGCAATTAAGTTTGAATAAAGCAAAATACATTATTGACAATCCTAAATTAGTTTACTAATGCCAACTACATCAGACGTTATTGATATAGCAAAAGTTTCAGCATCTTTAGCAATAAGAGATATTGAATTAGGTAAAGAAACAGATTTGAATTTGCCTAAGAAATTGCAAATGGAAGCTGATATTTTAGAGTGGGTTGATGATGTGAATTACACAGGCATCAACCTTGTTGGTTTTACAGAATACGTATACGGAATGTGCGGTGGGTATGCTTATGAAGCAGAAGGAATTATTGGCACAGGAGGTATCGTTGTTAATCCAAGTAGCGGAGGTTCTACAAGAACTATTGAGCAGTATTCTAAATTTGCAAGCGGTGGTTCTACAACAATTACATTCTCTGAAGCAATTGATAAAGTTCTTCTTTATGCAAGTAGAGGTGGTATTGATGTTGGTGAAATTATATTTAGTGGAGTTCCAACAGGAAATCAAGTTAGATGGGATACTAATACCGGAGTACTAACTGTTGCATCAACTGTTCCGTTCCAAACTGGAGAGTTTGTGAGAATATTGGTTATCTAATAAAAAAATATTAAAATGGCAATACAAGGTTTTTTTACCGGTGATGTTAAGATAAGAGAATTAAACGGCGTATTAAGAGCTGTAGATGGAATTGTAGATGTTACACCTGCTGACACCTACGTTCCATATACAGGAGCAACAGGTAATGTTGATTTAGGTTATAATACTTTATCCGCAGGATTTTTAAAAATAATTGGCAACTCAGCCGGAGCTGCTGGTCATTTAGGTCTTAGACAGGATTTGAGTATTACTTATGCAGGAATTAATTATACAAGTCTTACGGCTGAAGATAAGAGCTATTTAGCAATGTATTTTGCTCAAACAGGTTCTGATTATAAGTTAGCAAGATTTAATGTTTCTGGACTTACTAATAACACACAAAGAACTTATTCTTTCCCAGATGCTAGTGGTACATTAGCTCTTGCTTCAGATATTCCTATTGTGACAGGATATGTTCCGTACACAGGGGCAACACAAAATGTTGACTTAGGGGAGTATGGTATTTCTTCAGGATACTTTCAAGCAGATTTAACACCGTCTGGTGCTTTACAGGTAGGAAGGATGCAATGGAATTCTGCTGATGGCACAATGGACTTGCGTTTGATGGGTAATAATGTTACACTTCAGATTGGACAAGAACAAGTAGCAAGGGTAGTAAATGGAACAGGAGGTAATTTATTAGAATCAAATTACCAAGCTGTAAAAATAATTGGAGCTCAAGGTCAAAGACTTCAGGTAGGGTTAGCTAGAGCAGATAATGACGCAAACTCAAAAGATACTTTAGGTTTAGTAACTGAAAATATAAATAATAATCAGGAAGGATTTATTACCGTTTCTGGTTTAGTAAATAAAATTGATACTACTGGTTCACTTCAAGGTGAAACTTGGTCAGACGGTGATACTCTGTATTTAAGTGGAACTACGGCAGGAGCTATTACAAATGTAAAACCTACAGCGCCTATACATACAGTTATTGTTGGTTTTGTGGTTTATGCTCATGCAAATAACGGTAAGATATACGTAAAGGTTGACAATGGTTATGAATTAGAAGAATTGCATGATGTTGCGCCAACCCCTTATGTTAATAAAGGTGTTTTATATAGAGATACAGCTACTAATCTTTGGAAGTCTGCTACTATTGGAACACTATTAGGATATACGCCTGCAAACGCAGCTACTACATTAACTATCAACGGAACCGCTTACGATATTTCTGCAAATAGAACATGGTCTGTAGGAACTGTTACGAGTATTGCAACCACAGGCCCACTTACAGGTGGTACAATCACTGGTTCGGGAACTATAGGTATTACTCAAGCATCAACATCTACCGATGGTTATTTGAGTTCTACCGACTGGAATACTTTTAATTCTAAGCAGGCTGCTTTAACCTTTAGCGCTCCATTGATAAATACATCTGGTACTATATCTATACCGGCTGCAACAAGTTCTGTTAATGGTTATTTAAGCTCTGCTGATTGGGATACTTTTAATAATAAACAAGCGGCATTAAGCGGAACTGGTTTTGTAAAGATTAGTGGAACAACTATTAGCTATGATAATTCAACTTACTATTTAGCTTCTAACCCAAGTTCTTTTATTACTCTAACAGCTTTATCAGCTACCGCTCCATTAAGTTATAGTAATACTACAGGGGTGTTTTCAATATCTCAGGCTACTACGTCAACTGATGGTTACTTATCTAGCACTGATTGGAATACCTTTAATAACAAACAGGCGGCAGGAAATTATATAACTGCACTAACTGGAGAGGCTACGGCTTCAGGACCGGGAAGTGCTAGTGTAACTCTAAGCACTTCTGCAGTTACAGGTAAGTTACTTACAGGATTAAATTTAGCAGGTGGAGGCACTATTGCTGCTACCGATTCTATATTACAGGCTTTTGGTAAGGTACAAAACCAAATCTCAGGATTAGCTGGTGGTGTTACTTATCAAGGCACATGGAACGCATCTACAAATACCCCTACGCTAACAAGTTCTGTTGGAACTAAGGGTTACTATTACATAGTAGATGTAGCTGGTTCTACCAACTTAAATGGTATTACTGATTGGAAAATAGGTGACTGGGCTATATTTAATGGCTCTACATGGGATAAAGTAGACAATACAGACGCAGTAAGTTCGGTGAACGGGTTTACGGGAGCGGTGAGTTTGACTACTTCTAATATTGCAGAAGGTACTAATTTGTATTATTTAGATTCAAGAGCAAGACTTGCACTAAGCTTTACGGCAGGTTCGGGAGCTTATGATAATACTACCGGTGTTATTACAATTCCAACCAACACAAGTCAGCTAACTAATGGTGCAAACTTTATTACCCTTTCTTCGCTATCTGCAAGCTCACCATTGGCATATAATAGTGGAACTGGGGCTTTCTCTATCCAAGTGGCTACAGGTTCTCAAAATGGCTATTTAAGCTCTACAGACTGGACTACGTTTAATAGTAAGCAACCAGCAGGTAACTATGTTACTACTGATACCACTCAGACCATTACGGCTCTTAAAACATTTACTGCAAAAGTTGTAATTAATACAGGGGGAACGGATGACCAACTACAATTGGTAGGTACTGCTCCATCTGTAAGATTAACTAATGCTGCTACAGGTGCGACAATTAATGGCTTTATTGCAATGTCGGGCGGTGCTAATAACTATATACAGGGTTCTGTTTCAGGAGATATGACCATTGGTAACCAGAACAATGGAAAGATATTGTTTGGTTTTGGCTCAGGAACTGCTACCCAAAAGATGAGTTTAGATTCAAGCGGTAACGCCGTGCTTAGTGGTGGTTTAACTTTAGGTTCTACTTTATCAAATGGAACTTATACATACACTTTGCCGGGAGCTACGGGAACTTTAGCCTTAGTTGGTGGCGCAGGTGTAGGTACAGTTACGAGCATAGCAACTACGGGTCCAATAACTGGTGGAACTATAACTTCTACAGGTACAATTGGTATTACTCAATCGGGAGCTGCTAGTGATGGTTATTTAAGCTCAACTGACTGGAACACATTTAACAACAAGCAAAACGCTTTAACCAATCCGGTAACGGGTACAGGTACTACTAACTACCTACCTAAGTTTACAGGTACAAGTACAATAGGGAATAGCTTATTTTATGATAATGGTACAAGTGTTGTTATTGGAACTGCTACACCTGCAACAAATTATATATTAACATTAAGAACTCAATCAGCAGATTATACAAAGGTTTTAGATTGGGGTACGGCAGCAGGTGGGAGTTGGGGAAATATGACAATTAATATTTCTGCTCCTTATCAAACAATATTAAATAGTGGTGCGTGGCAGTTTAATATTTCGGGTACACAAAAAATGCTATTAGATAATTCAGGCAATTTAGGATTAGGAGTTACACCGAGTGCGTGGGACACAAGTACAAATGTTAGAGTGTTACAAATGAATGCAGGCTCTTTATGGGGCTTTAGTACAACTGCATTTTTAATGGTTCAAAATTCATTTAGCAATACAAGTGGAGTTAGAACTTATGTAAATAATGGTTTTGCATCTGAATATGAACAAGCATCAGGTCAGCATATTTGGAAAACCGCTCCTTCAGGAACGGCAGGTAACGCTATATCCTTTACCCAAGCAATGACGTTAAACGCTTCAGGTAATTTATCAATAGGAAACACTAATGATACATATAAGTTAGATGTAACAGGTACGGCAAGATTTAGTTCTTTTGTTGAATCATCAACAAATTTTATATCTGTTGCTCTTACTGATTCAATTTCTGTTGGTACAAGTACAGCAGAAAATGCAAAATATAATTATCTTGGTCATAGTGGATATTGGGGTTTAAAAACAACTGCGACAGGTTTTAACTTTGCTTTAGATACATACAATGGGGGAACTCCTAAAAATGTTTTAACTATTACACAAGCAGGAGCAGCTACATTCTCAAGTAGTGTAACGGCAGGGGGTACTATTGTAGCAGGAACATCAGCAACAGAAGGTACTATTCATTTTGGTACAGGAGTTTACAAAGGTATAATGAATTACAGTGCAGGTACAGGCACATGGACATTAAACAATCAATCTTCTGGTAGTGGTCCGACTTTATACTATCAGTTTCAAGCTGATGGTAGTTCAATAATGTCTATGCTTAAAAACGGTAACGTAGGTATAGGTACTACATCGCCAAGTAGTCCATTAGATGTATATGGCAATATACGTTCAACAAGTGTATCAAACACATCAATATATACAAGGTTAGAATATGATGGAGTTTACGCTTATGGTACTAATTTATATTTATCATCTAATTCAGGATATAGTACAATTATGTACGCAGGTGGAAGCGAACGTATGCGCATAACAAGTGGGGGAGATGTATGTATCAATGCAACATCAACCATAGCCTCAGCTAAACTTTATGTAAATGGTATAGGTGCGTTTGGAAATATATACGTTGGCGCTTTAGGAACAGGTACAGTATATTCAAATGCAGGCACATTAACCAATACCAATCCATCTGACTTCAGGCTTAAGAATACTATCAAGCCTTTAACCTACGGATTAAACGAGGTGCTTCAATTAAACCCTAAGACATTCTACTATAATGACGATGTCACTAAGGCTAGATTGAAATATGGTTTCATCGCTCAGGAGGTTAAGGATGTAATGCCTGACCTAGTTAGAAGACTAGATTCAGAAACAGACTACTTGGGCTTAGAGAATGAAGGAATCTTTGTTACCCTAGTTAACGCAATCAAAGAGCAGCAAGCTCAAATCAACGAATTAAAATCACAATTAAATAAACAAGAATGAGTACTAAGAACTGGGTAGTATCCCAATTAGATTGTTTGCCACAAGATGGCGACTTAAAAGACTTCGTGGTGGTTTGCCATTGGCGCAGACAGGCTCATGAAGTAGTAGGAGAAAAAGAGTACAATGCAGATGTGTATGGTACTCAGTCATTCAGTCCTGATAATGTAGAAAACTTCATTCCTTATGAGGATTTGACATTTGACATCGTGTGTGGCTGGTTAGAATCCTCAATGGATGTGGCAGCTTTAGACGCTAATTTAGATACGCAAATAGCTAATCTAATTAACCCCCCTATTGTTTCGCCGCCGCTCCCATGGATTAGTTAAATTTATGGCGTACGTTTACAGACATATTAGGCTTGATAAAAATGAACCTTTTTACATAGGGATAGCTACTCATTTAAAAAGAGCTTATGAAAAAAGTCAACGAAATAGAATATGGAAATCTATTGTGTCTAAAACGGAGTATGTTGTTGAAATATTATTTGATGACTTAACAAGGGAGCAGGCTTGTAAAAAAGAATACGAGTTTGTTTCTTTGTATGGTCGTATTCATAATAAAACAGGAACTTTAGCTAATTTAACTTGTGGCGGAGAGGATTTTCCGGGTGAATGGAACAGAGGCTTAAAAAGAACGGAAGAACAAAAGGCTAGATTAAGAGAGGCTGCAAAATATAAAAAACCTAAAAGCAGAGAATCTTACGAAAAAACAGCAGCAGCACTAAGAGGGAGGCCTAAATCTGAGGAACACAAAAGGAAGCTTTCCGAATATTTTAAAGGTAAGTCAAATGGCCCTTGGAAGCCAGAGCAAAGGCAAAAAAACCTTAATTTTTGGCTAAAGCAATATCAACCCGTTGCTCAATATGATTTAGATGGTAATTTAATTAAAATTTGGAATAATAGAATAATGGCTAGTATTGAAT